GTTTTTTTTTTTTTTTTTTAACCTCCCATTGAGGAGGCGAGTAATAAACGGTTTTTACTAACACATAAACTCTTACTTGAAGTAACACCACACGGCGTTCTTCGTTAACATAGAAAAATCAATTCTGCCTTTCAAATCTTGTAGGCACTTAGCGAATCTCTTGAGCTCTTCATCATCGCAAGGGTTATAAACCCCTGCTAGCTGAACTCTGAGGTCCTTCCACACCCAATCCCCTTTCTGACTAGCCATGGCCAGAACTGCTGATTTGGCACCATACTTTATATCACAAAACTTATCTTTGTCGCTCGACAACACAACAATCGCATCCTCGACTACGTCACCATGATCTGAATGACCATGCTGCGTTTCAATAGAATGCAAATCCGACTCTTCGCCAACCACTTCTTCTGAGGAAACGGCGTGGTCCAACGTCCCCTCGTTCAAAAACCCGCGGAATGCACCATGCGATCTCCGTGGATGCCCAATTCAAAGAACACGACAATGTCCGGTGACCCATAGCTCTTGATGAACAATTCAAGCCCTGGGAAATCTCCTGAAATGGGTGAAATTTGCTTAGCCAATCCTGCAGGTATGGGAACTTCAAACTCCATCAACACTCCAGCGTTCATTGCAGTCGCTGAATGTCTCTTCGCATTGAGCTTTTGCATGTAATTGGTTTTCGAAATACTTCCGCCTGTACGGGTGAGAACGAAGCCGACTCCATCCCCTTCACTAATCGGGAAAAACTTTATCCACATCTTTTCCAAGGTCACAGGCCCGTAAATCTCAGCCACTAAACTCTTGATGGCCGTGATGTTCGGAATGCTCTTGCTGACCTCAGTGCCTTCCGGCAATGGTACAGATACTATGGTCCTGTGAGAACCAGCGTCCGCGCTGCGTTCGTTACTTCGACCTAAAGAACCTTCAATCTTATTTTCAACTTGACTATCGGAAATCTTAGCAGTGTTCATGTTTATAATCGCTACTTGCGCGGTGTAAGCGCTGACTTTGCGTCAAACATGTCATTCGAACGATTCCAAGAATCTGAGCGGATTGCGAACATCCACTTCAACAGTTTCCGATGGCTCAACCGAAGCAGCCTCGAGAAGGAATTCAAATTTCGCCGTAGATTCAGGGTTGTACTCAGCCACTTGCTGCGAAAAATCCAAGTTCTTTCTGATGCCCAGAGTCCGATGCACATTGTGGAAGAAGTTGGAGAGAAAATTTGCATATTCCTGCTCATATCCCTCCAAAAGTTCGAAGTTTTCGTCGCCCTTATTCCAAATAGACTTGAATTCTAGAAAGTATCCATCGATAACATCCTCAGCTTTCCCTCGTGATATTGCAGCCTTCAGCCGCATGAATAGGATAGTGGGATCTTTGAACACTCTCCCGTTCTTGATGATCCAGGAGCAAAACGACCCTCGTGTGCCTCGTTCGAGCTTCTCCTCGCAATTGTCCATCGG